GGCGATTAATGGCGCGGGTGTGGTGTGAGTGGGATTCACGTTGTTATTGCTGGCGGGCGCGGTAGTGGCATAAAGGCCACAATACCCGAAAACTTGGTCGGCTTCGGGAACGGACTCGTGCAGTCAGGGACCGCTACTGTCACCGTCACGGGCGGGTCTGGTTCATGGTCCGCGTTCTGGTACTCCACAGACCCGAACACCGAAGTTGTAGTTGTGAATGCCCAGAGCGCGTATGTTCAGGGGTATCCGCCGCCCGGTGAGCCTCTGGTTACAACTCTGCGCTGCGACGTGACAGACACTGTAACCCTAGAAACCGTCACATCGAATAACTGCACGGTCACGCTGACGGGGATTTGATTAATGCCTTACATTACCGTAACCCCTCAGCCCGGTTTCTACTCTCTGGGGACGGACTACAGCAGCAAGGGGCGATACCGCACGGGCGATCTGATCCGCTGGTATCAGGGCGTATCTCAGCCCATCGGGGGCTGGCGTGAGCGATCCGGCGAGGCCGTGGACGGAGTTGCACGGGCTGCGCTGACGTGGGTGGATAACTCTAACCAGTCTTGGATCGGTATCGGCACGAACGAGGGACTGTTCGTAATGAACCGCGCTGGTATCCTGACCGATATTACCCCGCTTGGATTTGTGCCCGGCGCTGCTGACGCACAGGCGGGCGGCGGATATGGATTTGGCCTGTACGGCGTCGGAACTTACGGCACCCCGCGCGCTGACGATATTAACGTGCTGCCTGCCGCGTCGTGGTCGCTGGATACGTTCGGTGAGAACCTGATCGGCGTCTGTGACAACGATGCGAAGCTGTATATGTGGGTGCCGGACTCGGTTGGCCCTGCCGAAGAGATTACCAACGCGCCCGAGTGCACCGCCGTTGTGACCACCCAAGAGGGGATTATCATGGCTCTTGGTGCGGACGACGGTAATGGCCTGAATCCGCGATATGTTAAGTGGTCTGGCTTGCAGAACGCCACGGACTGGACTCCGACGACGACGAACCTGTCGCGCGATCAGCTGCTGCAAACTCAGGGCGAGGTTATGCTGGGCAAGCGCGTCCATGACGGAACGCTGGTCCTGACCGATGAGGGCGCGTTCAGGGCGACATTTGTTGGCCCGCCGTTCGTATATACGTTCTCGCGCGTCGGGTCTGGCTGCGGTGCGATTTCGCGTCAGTCCGCAGCGGTTGCGCAGTCGTCTGCGTATTGGATGGGCCGTAATGGTTTCTTCCAGTATAACGGCTACGTTTCCCCGCTGCCGTGCGATGTTCAGGACTATGTGTTCTCGGATATTAACGAGACGCAGTTTAGCAAGGTGTGCGCGGTTCTGGTGGCTGACTACAACGAGGTGTGGTGGCTGTACCCGTCGTCGGAATCGATGGAGGTCGATAGCTACGTCGCGTACAACTACATGGAGGGGATTTGGTACACGGGCAGCATCGACAGGACGTGTGGCACGGGGGCGAACGGCGCGCTGAACAATCCGATCATGGTGTCTAGCGCGGGCATCGTATACGACCACGACGTTGCAGACAACCGCGACGCTCGCGAGCCGCGCCTGCGCACTGGCCCGCTAGAGATTGGCGAGGGCGACAACGTGATTATGCTGCGTCGGTTTATTCCCGATGAGCGTAACGCTGGCTCGGTTAAAGTGATGTTCCACGCCCGACAGTGGCCGAACGGTCCCTTGAAGTCTTACGGGCCGTATGATGCCACATCACCGGCGAATCTGCGGATCACGGCGCGCCAGATGGAGATCGAATATATCGGCGATCCTGACACGGATTTCCGAATTGGGAACTTCCGATTTGAAGTGCAGTCTGGAGGCTTGCGATGATTTCACCGATTCAGCCGTCACCGAATTACGACCCGAATAATGAGTCTCAGTTCCGAACGCAGGTGCGTCAGGAGTTGGTTAAGGCCGTGAAGGTGGATGAGGCCGTCCCGCAGATTATGATGTTGGACGACACTGGCGCTGTAGGCTGGCTTAAGATTGTCGCGGGTGTGCCGACGTGGGAGGCGATCACGGTATGAGGTGGCAGGATCACATCGCGGCGGCGCTTGAATATCAGTACACTCACGCGCTGGAAGACGTGGAAAAGATGGTTGCTGATGGCGACGCGCAGTTGTGGCTAGGCGAGAGATCAGCAGCCGTAACGGAAGTGATCGAGTTTCCGCGCGCGAAGGTGTGTCACATGTGGCTGTGCGGCGGTGATTTAGACGAGATTGTTGAAACAATGTTGCCGAAAGCAGAGGCGTGGGCGAAAAAAAATGGCTGCACACATGCAACTACTGCTGGAAGATTGGGCTGGAATAGGGTAATGAATAAGCACGGATACACCCCATTGGCGTCAGTTTGCGCGAAGGAATTGCTGTAATGGCCATCTCACTCGGCGGGAATAGGCAAAAAACTTCCCAGACGCAAAATCAATCCATGAACCAAACTAGCACGTTTAATCCAAACGCGCAGTTTTTGGGCATGGTGCAGGGCGGCCTTGATCGTATCACGGGTGCTGGCGACTATGGCCGCACGACTGGCGCAGATGTGGCGGGATACCTCAACCCGATGCAGGATCAGTTGCGGGCTGGTCTGGTTCAGCAAGCCGCTATCGCCGCCAACGCGAACGATGCGCAGGCTGCTGCGGCTGGTGCGTTCGGCGGCACTGGGTGGGGCCTGCTGCGTGGCGAGACTAACCGCGCGTTTGCGGACGCAGCCGCACAGCAAGAGGCGCAGAACTATAACGCGGCTCTGGCGGCGGCGATGGCAGAGCGTCAGAACGCGGCGAACTACGGCTTGCAGCAGGGTTCCGCGTATCTGTCGGGTCTGGGGCTGCTCGGTAACTGGGGCACGACGAATACGTCGGGCACGTCCAGCGGCACAAGCCAAGGCAAGTCGAGCGGATTTAACTGGGGTTTGGCGGCACCGTTATAATGGCTAATTCGTTTCTCGTTCCCGCAGCTATTGGACTGATGGGTAATCGGCAGCGTCAGGGGCAGTCGCTTCTGGGGTTGCTCGGTGGCGCCGCGCCGATCCCGCAAGCAGATCAGTTTGACGAGATGATGTTTGCCCGCGCTCCGAATGGCTATCAGGAGTCGGCAGCGTCCACGCAGGCCGCGCCGCAATACTTCGCCGCTGGTGGCAATGATCCCGCAGCCACGGCACAACGCGCTCGTGTTAATCCGCTGAATGTGCTGTTTCGTGGTCTGGCACCGAATCTGTCCGGCGCACTGGATGCCGAGCGCGCACGTCTGCAGGCAGAGGCTGACCGCCCGCGTATGCAGCAGGTCGCCGCTGAAAACGAGTCGATTGCCCGTGCGCTGGGTCCGCAGGCGTTGCTGGCGCTCCGCACCTCGCCTGAAAAGCTTGGCGAGTCGCTGGGTTATGGGTATCGCCCGCAGGTGATCGGTCAAGGCGGCGTTCAGTCTGTGGCAGCGACGGGGCAGCGAATAGGTGCGCCTCAGTTTGACGAGTTCGGCAACGAATACCGCCTGAATGATCCCATTTCGGGAACATCTACGGTTATCGCCGAACGCGGCCCGTCGTATGCTGAACAGGCCCAGTTCGCGCGTATCGAGGAAGATCGCCGCCAAGCAGACCAAAAGCTGAACCTAGACTGGAACAAGCTTGAGATCGGGAGTCAGCAGTTTAACCGCACGTACGATCAGCGAGAGCGCGAGTATATCCGTCAGGCTCAGGGGCGTGGCGGAAATGGTGCGCCGCGCATCACAGAGGGGCAGGCTAAGGATGGGTTTAACGCCTCTCGTATGGAGGGCGCGGAAGGAATCATTTCCCGCCTAGAAAGCGATGGCTTTGACTTTGGTGCTTCGGCTGCTACGGGCGGTCAGTTCCGCGAGGGGTATCGCCAGTACAATGCTGCGGCGCTTGAGTGGGCCGACTCCTTGCTTCGCATGACGACCGGCGCAGCGGCAACAAAGGATGAAATCGAAAACGCGAAGAATTCTTATTTCCCGCGCATTGGAGATAGCCCTGCTGTCAGGCAGCAAAAGGCCCAGCGCAGACAGCAAGTCATGGCAGACGCAATCGCCCGGGCTGGACCGGGTTATCGTGGCGGTCAGCAGCCGACAGCGCAAGGCGGTGTCGTCTCTGTATCCGGCCCAGAAGAAGCCCGCGCCCTGCCGCGCGGCACACGTTTTAGGACGCCTGACGGGCGCATCATGGAAGTTAGGTAATGGCGACTGGTCCATACGCCGCATTCGCAGTTCAGGTCAGCGGCACGTGGCCAGTCCAGCAGCAACCTCGTGCGCCACGTCAGGCGCCAGCGCAATACCCGGGCCCGATGCCAGCA